CCATTGAACGGGGTCTGCTCCGTGATGTAGATCATGCCTCCGCTCTGGGAAACCGTGTACCCGCCGATCTGAGAATCAATGTCTGAAACCAAGTACGAGACATCAGAATAATCCTGGTCAATCAGTACCGTCTGTCCACCGATATAGAACGTGACCGGGGTGCCGGAATATGAAAGGTCTGCAACTGAGACCCCGTGTATGTACGAAGCCGATCCGGGAAATACCACGGAAGACTTCGTGATTATCTTATATCGGCCAGCGTTCACGCCATCCGTTATCAGAATCTCGTTGCCAACTGCCAGCCCGAGGTCTGTGAAGTTGCCCTGGAGCTTATCTCGGACCGGGAAGAAAACACTGCCACCACCATCAACGACGGTGATGTTCCGGGTACGCATAATGATCTTTACGATACTGTCAACTTCCCAGTCCTGCGGAGCGATGCCTGAACCCGTGGTGAAGTAGATGGAATCACCGTTCACGTAATACGTGGACGCGTTCGCGCTCGGGGTGCCACTGACCCCAGGAGTCAACCGGAGGCCAGCCGCACCAGTGGACGCACCAACTTCCGGAGCGTTGTACCAATTCCGATGAGCCGGGTTTCCAGATACTGTCGCTCCGGGGCCGAAGATCGAATAGGTCGCGGTCGTACCCAGCGAGATCAGCGGTGTTTCACCAATAAAGATCTCGTCGGCGTTGATGGTGAATTCCCCCTGCCCGATGCAGAGCATGGCGTCCACTGCCTGCGTCTTGATGTCCTTGAAATACCTGCGAGGCTGGCACAGATAATCGGGGAACACCTTGTATCGACCAGACACTTCTGGGATCACCCCGTTCAACCGTGGCTGGTTTGCCTTCAGGTCCACCACGTTCAATTCCTGCCCCCGTGCCCCGACGGGAGGACTTCATGCTGGGGATGTTGGGTTTAAGCAACACCATCACCGCAACTGCCCCCAGCAAGAGGCCACCCAGCAACCAAAGGGAAATCCCGAAGTCCTGGGGGTTTGGCCGGAGCTCAAGGGTCTGCCCAGCGAGCCGCACAGAGGCCCAACTGTCCGGGGGTAGGAGTACCCCACCAGCAAAGGCGCAAATCGGCTGTAGAGGGCCGGGTTTGTAGCTGGGGCAGGATGCGGTCAGCCAGTCGTGCAGGGTGCCCGAGTCGGGTACTTGGTGCCGTTCCAATGGCTGGCCTGGAAGGTTCGAGGGGTAGACCTCAATCGTTGTCATAGTATTTCACTCCGATATAACTATTCTCGAAGTCCGCCAGACGCATCCAGCGCACCCCTGTCTTTCTNTTGGTCTCCAGCACTGCCAGNANCCCATCTGCTTCCACCACGATCCCGACNTGGATGCACAGTGCCCAGCGCCAGANCGTCGCGATGGAACCCGGTATGGGTTTATCACGCAAGGCGAACCCCGTGTTCATTACGTCTATCGCTGCGAGGGTGAGTTCTTTCTTGTTGTCCGGGGAGATAGCGCCATAACTGGGAAGCAGATCGCCCCGGATATTATGTCGCACCAATCGAACAAGGCCCCAACAATCGGAGCCTTCAGAATCACGACCGTGGTCGCGATAGGGTATTTTCAACCAGTCGTTGATCATGAGAAGTATTTCAGTCCGGGTGCGAACTGTGCCGTGTAGAAGGTGCGAGGCCATGCCGTATTGATAAGGTCAAAGAAGGCAGCGCTGATCTGGAGCACCGTGCCTTCCATGGCACCATCACGGACAACGAACTTCAGGGGGTTTTCTGCTGGCGCTGATTTATCCGTTGACAGATAGGCGCGATATGTCAGGTAGACCATCTCCTCCGCATCCAGCGCATCATCAATCAGGCGCTGCGCTTCCCCGGTGACGTTGTCGATCCCGAAGTTCAGAACCTGCGTCCCCGAGGTATCCCGTTTCGGCAAGGCCACCTGAATCCCGGAGGCCAGGAAGGTCAGCGTCCGCGCATCCTCGGTGACGCAAGTGTGGTCTTCGTATCCGTTGCATAGAAGAATTGAAGTGGTCCACGCTGCGCACGTAATCTCCAGAGTCGGGATTACCACCTCTGTCCCGCCAGAAGCGAATACACGTTCAAGGACGGTCATGTCGGCCACTCCCGGTTCATTGCGTAATCGAAGATATCAGACATCAAGATATAGTCATACGCAATATCCCACCCATCAGGGAAGGTCTGGCGCTCACGTATCTCCAGGTTCGCTTCGAACTGCCAGTGCGTGCGACCGATCAGCTTCGGCCCTTGGTACATCTCCGCGAACCTGCATTCGTACGGCTGAAGACCCATCGGGGTTCGGAGGGTTGCGTTGAACCATTCAGCACCATCCAACACCGTCCACTTGAACCATGATTCAAAAATCTGTGCTTCGGATTGTGTGAACAACCAACTGACCGACGCGATGGTCGGGACGCTGGTGTATCGTCTGCGCTGGCGAGCACGCCCGGAAACCAGTTCCGAACGGGCGAGCGGTGAGATGTGGTTCGTGTCATACCCGTTCCGGAGAGGGGTAGGAAGCTGAACCGGGTAGTCAATTGAAGCGGTCATCAATATCCCCTGCGTTGAAGGCCGAACGCCTTTTGAATAGCCTTACCACGGGGGCCATCCCCCATGATGTCGGCGACGAATACGTCCATCTCGCGCTTTCCGTTGTTGGTGCGCTCTTCTGTCTTGCCTGCCTTCCGGTTATCTTCGATCAAGTTGACCGTGACGTTGCCACCCCCGCCGAGCTTCTCGTTCGGAATGATAGCGCCAGAAGAGTTCGGCGTGAACAGTTCCGGACCACGTTCGCCCACGAGGTACGTCTTGTCCGCACCCACTGGTCCGCCCGTGGCTCGTGCCCCGCTCAGGGCCGCGATGCCTGCCACCATAGGGGCAGTCGCTGCGAACGCTGCTGTCATGGCCGCTGGTGCCAGTGCAGGCCCCACAATCGGGATCGCTGCGGTAGAGGCGAACGCTGCGATGCCTGCCTGAAGGCTGGTCGCCGCTGCTGTTGACACCATGGAAGCCGCTCCCGCCGCCTGCATAGATTCACCCACCACCATCTGGACCAGTTTGTACGCGATCCACTGAGCCGCCATCTGCCCCAGTGCGTTGACGATGGAGCGTGCCATACCTTCGGCCAGTCCGCTGATCGCATCACCCAACGACTGGGAGTCAAAGATCATGCTTTCGAAGGCGTCCCCGAACGACGACGAGAAGTTGGTCAGCACGTCGCCCCCGAGCTTGTCGAAGCTGGTCAGGGCAGTTTCTGCACCTTCCAGCCACTTCCCCCAGTAGTCGTCTTCGTTTGCCTTGCTGAGAGCGTCCAGCGTCCGTTTGCTGGCAGCATCTGCCGCTCGGGTGTAGGTGTCCCAGCCGATAGCCCCTGCACCCAGTAGCTCCACCAGCCGTTCAAGTTCAATGTTGAGCGCTTCCATGGGGGTGCGTGTTGCGTCGTACACCGCCTTCCCTGCATCGGTCAACGCCTTCTTCCGCTTGAGCTCTTCGTCTTCCAGGTCTTTCTTTTCCTTGTCCCGGTCTTTCTGGAAGTCCCACATTGCCTTCTCGAACTGGTCCATCTCTTTCGCTGCATCCAGTTGACGCGCCACGGTGAGCAACTGCGCTTCCAGCCGGGGGGTCATACCGTCCAGCCTACCTGCCTGAATATCTTCCAGCAACTTCTCTTCGACAGATAGGTCGCGAGCCGCCTGAAGTTGCTTGGTCATGGTGTCCAAGTACCGCTGAGCCTCACTGACTTTCGCCGCCACTGCTGTCGGGGGTTTCTTGGTAGGGGGCAGGCCAGGAGCCGACGGACGGGGTGCATCAGGAGACGCCGCTGGCGCTGGTGCCACCAAGGACTTCAGCAACTCGGATGCCCGTGCGTTCTCTGCCAACTGCGCTTCGAGTTTGCCCCGGATGGACTTGGCAGCGTTCTCGCCGAGACCGAAGGGCATGTTGAGCGCCGTTTCAAGCTGTCGACCGTAGGACTCGGCCTGCAACGTGCCGACCTTCAGTTGCTTGTTCAACTTGCTGATCTCGTCGGTGCCGATGGTGCGTGCGATAACGCCACCCAGCATGATGAGCGCCGCCTGAGCCGCACCCGCTTCCTTCGCGATCTTAATGAATTCCGCAGACCCGGAAGTCAGGGCAGGCAGCAAGTCACTCAGGAAAGAACGTGCTGCGAGACCGACGTTCGTTTTCATCTCGAACATCTGTTTGTTGAACGCTTCGGCCTGCCCCGCCTGCTCCCCGGTCGTGGTGCCCACGAGCTCGGTCTTCTCGGCAAGGTCTTTCAGGAACGGTGCCACTTCCTTGACGGACTTGCCGAACAGTTCTTGGATGATGCGTGCCTTGTTCCCGTCGTCAGCGAAGGCAGCAAGGGCGATCGCCGTTTGGTGCAGGGCCTGCGCTGGGTCCATGCGCTTGAGCTCTTCAGCGTTGAGGCCGATGCCTTTCAGGATCTCGGCGTACTTGCTTCCAGGTTCTGCGTCGGAGAGCACGCTGTTGAACTTGACCAGTGCCGTTCCGACTGCGTCGACAGAAGTGCCCGTGCGGTTCGCAACGTCTTCCAGTGCGCTGATGTTCTCTATGCTGGCACCAGTGGCATCAGCAAGGTCGTTGAGCGCATCCATGGCGTCGATGGTGTTCTTGGTGAACGTGACCAAGGCATCAACCGTGAAACCTGCTGCGATGCCAGCCGCGAGGCCCTTGAACGCATCCCCCATGACGCTGGAAGCATTGGACGCTTCGCGCTTCAGTTTGTTCAGGGCTTTCTCTGCCCGTTGGGTATCTGTTTCGAACGACCCTGTCTTCATCAACAGATCGACGATTATGCTACCTGCAGACATATTATTCCTTCCGACTCAGGGGAAATCCCATCGCCTTAATTGTAGCGATGTCGGCCGCACTCATACCTTCAGGAATAGCTTCCGGCTGGAGCCAATCGAGTTTGTCTTTCATGGACCCACCCCCCATGGATTGAGCCACCATCGCCGCCGGACGGTAGAATCGGTGGAAATCATCGAAGGGGTAGTCCTTATAGAACTGACCCCATCTGCGGAATTCATTCTCTGAGATTACTGCCTGCCATTCCTGGACAGTACGCCCACCCAGCGCGAGGGCGAGCGTGAACCATAACCACTCGTCAGAGTACTGGATCAAAGATTTTTTTTAGCTCCGAACCCGTTGATCTCTAGGATCGCTGCGATCAAGGCGTTCGCCGCTGCGCTGGTCAACCGGGCCGCTTCGATTTGGGTGATCGCGGGTTTACCGTCTTCTTCGCAGAGCGAGGAGGCAATGAGTTTCACCATGCTGGCAGCACGCACCTCGTCATCGTCAGAGGTCTCGGCGAGTTGGAAACTGCGGAACCCCACGGCTGGCAGTTCTTTGAAGTGCAGGGTATGGGTCGTTCCGTCGGGGAGAGTTATTTCCCGTTTGTGAATAACGCCGGAAACGAATAGTGATGCAGCGAGTGTCATTTCAGTTCCTTCTTATAAATGAAAACACCCCCCGAAGGGGGTATTCGTGAACGCTTAGATTACACGGTGTCCCAAGTGGACGTCACGGAACCGGAGCGCTGCAGAGTCAACGTACCGCGAACGATCTCGTTGGTTGCGATGTCGATGTTGACGTCCGAGATGTATGCCATGAAGCCGAAACTGGTGCGAGCCGCTGGGGGCACGATCACGTCGGCGCTGGTGAGCGTAGTAGGGTCGGCAGTACCATCGCTCAGGCAGGCCAGCCAACTGATCACGGTGCCAGCGTCTTTCAGATCGAAAAGAATCTGATGNGACACTTCGGTCGGAATCAAGTTGAAGGGCACGCTCACCTGACCGGGATTACCCAGTCCGCGAACGTACACACGGTCAACCGTGGCGTCGAGGCAAGTGGTTTCGATCTGGTCGGCAGCGCCACCCAGACCAGTGATACCCGTTGGGCAGGCGAGCTTCTTAATGGCAGCGACGCTGGACGTGAATACGTCAGCGAAGAATAGTTCGGTGCCTTGTGTTTTCACGGTTCCGGTCATGATGCTTTCCTTTCAGTTGAATAGCTTTGTGGTGATGTGCGTTGGAATTCTAGCGCACTGTGAAAAAATCGAACTGCAATGATATTCGGTAGAGCCGGGTACGTCACCCATGTCACGGGTGTCCATCGGAATACGCGGTCGATGTGCCCGTGGGGTTCTAGCGCATCCCGAACGGCTGTCGCCAGTGCTTCCACACCGTTGTCCGTGGGGTGCCAGCAATCCACCTGAACGGTCATGCGGTCGGAAGGGGGCAACCCGCTGAGGTTGTTGTCTGGCACGCCTGCCACCAGCATCCACACCAGATAGGGACGTTCCCCCTGCGCTGGTGAATGCCCGTGACGGTAGATGCGGTCGCTCACNACTGCCACCACGGGGGCAGAAGCGACGAGCCATTGATAGACGAGGGGCAGCATGTTCAATTCCTATTCTGGGATGCGAGTTTCTTCGCGATACGTTCTATCTCAATGACGAGGCTTTTCTCGACCGTCAGTATGGCCTGCTCTGCCTTCGCCTGGAATGCCGGACGGAGCCACGGTTCGGCGGTCTGTTTCTCAGAACCGTATTCGAGCAACTGTGCCGAGGCCAGTGTGGTCACGGGCTTACCGGAGCGGACGTATGCCTTGCGACGCACCCGCACCAAGTACCGCTCCCCCTTGCCGACCGTGGGGGCCTTGCCACGGGTAATCACCAAGTTCTTCAACAGAAGGCCAGTGCTCAGGAGCTTCCCTTCTTCCGTGGTGTTGGCAATGGACACCTGAAGGTTTTGCTTCGCTTGGTCATGGATAACCTTCGCACCCTTCCTAAGTGCGACCTTGACCGGGCCTCCCCGCTTGGACACCACTTCGGCAGGCATCTTCCGGAGCATTTCCATGACCCCGTCAACCCCTGCCAACTTCATTTCCATTTTCACTGGGAGACCTTCAATGTGCCGTTCTGGTTGTAGATAACGCCGGGAACGCCGGGGTCTGCAGTTGGCAACCCTGTCAAGGTGCGTCGATCAGAACCATCGATGTGAAACGCCGCCTTCGGATTATTGCGCCAGACACCATCAGCACCAAGTTGAAGAACGTCCCCGGTCGCGGGTGCAGCGATCGCCACGTCATGCAGTTCGTTCAACTCGAACCCGTTGGTTACAGATACCCACACGATCCCCTGAGTGGCGTTCGAATACACACAGAACCCCACGACCACGATGTGATTCGGGGCCTCGGGCTGAACGCTGGTCATCTCACCTGCGACTGAAGATGAAAGGTACACCGGAGCACCCTGCGTCAAGTGGTCGGTCTTGATGTTGCGAACCAATCCACTGAAGGTGCAGAACCCGGTCGCGTTCGGCGAGGCGTTCTCGGTCATCACTCCGAACGTCGTGGCTGAGTTGACTTCGGTGTTCGCCTGCGCGAGCGCCACGGTCTGCCGGATGTTTCCGAACGAACCCGTCACGCGAACGACCTTGCCTTCCCCCAGCGTGCTCGGGGTGTCGTTGTAGGTGAGCACCGTCTCTTCCTGGCCGAGTTGCAACGTGACGAGGCCACCTTTCAGGATTACTTCAGGGCAACCATCAACGTCATTCCATCGCATCAACCCCACTGCATTCGCTGGGGTCGCAGTGACATCAAACTGGATGCCATCCAGGGGCACTACATCGGGCACCAGCGCCGACGCCGGGACTTGCTTGGTCACACCCCCCTGAACCACCGGAACGAGCTCTGTACGG